ATCCTTGATAGGTGCTTGTTGGCATCATTGAATCATCACTCATACTATCAGTATATCATACTTAGCCAGCAAGGCGATTGTGTGTTCTTATCCTGTGACAGTTAGCACAAACTACCTCACACTTTTCAATCTCTTTTTTGATAGCCTTCCATGAAAAACCATCATGGATCATCCTTGAAACATTATATTTTTTATCTCTTATGTGATCAAAGTCTAGAATTATATGGTTATTGATTCCGCAGTCTGCACAGCCAGAATCCTCTTTTATCTTAGCAAGCATTTTCTTATACTGCTGCTTATTATAATGGTCTAACTCTTTGTCAGTCATTGCTTCTATTATACCCTGCAATATTAAAGCCCCACACAGGCAATTCACCTGACTTGCGCCACGGTCTCTATCCAATGGGTAACTAATCCATCACTAAGGTCCTGTGTGGGGACAATTATATTGTAGCATAGGAAATGAGCAGTTTATAGACGACTGCTCAGGTCTATTAGCCACGAAGATTCGACTCCTGCTAACTCTCCACTCATAGGAGCATCCGTTGTAAAACCTTTTAAAGTCTTATATCGGAATGTTATCAATTATACTACTGAATTTCAATAGTTTTTGGTTTCTTTTCTTCTGGTATATGCTTTTCTAGAGTCACCTCTAATATACCGTTTGAAAATAGTGCTGATTCAACTTCCATATAGTCTGGCAAGTTAAATACTGTTGAGAACTTTCTTGCTGCAATCCCCTTGTGCAGATAGGTTACAGACTCGTCCTCTTCAACCTCTGATCTTTGGCCACTGACCTTTAGTTGATTATTTTCTACTGTAATCGATACTTCTTCTTTATCAAAGCCTGCTAGAGCAAACTCTAAGATAAACAACTCTTGCCCTACCTTAATTAAATTATAAGGTGGATAATTGTTTTGTGTTGTCCTAACTGTTTGATTGAATCGATTAAAGAATGGGTCATCTAAAAGACCCAGCATTGTTTCTACTACCATATTATTCCCCTTTCAAGCGAATAAGTTAATTCCCCCCATATTGGGCAGGTAACAATATTATAACATAGAAAAGCAGGCCTGTCAAATAACAAGCCTGCCAGTCTATAGTAAGATTACTTTACTTGATTAGTTGTCTTGCCTCCGCCAGATGACTTCTTTGCAGGAGCCTTCTTTGCGGTCTTCTTAACAACCTTTGCAGACTTAACTGCCTTATCAACCTCTTCAACTGAAGGCATTCTTCCGAATGCTGTGTCTGAAGGGTTTGCTGCTCTCAATACAACAGGTACAAGTGCACCAAGTAGTGAGTATGCTAGTGTCTGTGGATCTGTTACTCCAGATGCATACAACGCTGTTGCTGCACCAAGAACTGATCTTCCGTATGACGCTAGTACTGCTTTGATTTGTTCGTTCATTTTTTCCTCCTATAGGATATTTTATTTATTTACCAGCCTGTTGGCCAGCAAAACTTTTTCTTGATTCTACATACTGTTTTATAAATAAAACAATCTTTGTAGACTCTGATCTTGGGACTGCATTTATTAACAAGTGATTAATATTATCTTCTTCCAGCATTTGAATAAATTCATGAAAACTCTCATGTGTAAAGTATTCTACATCTTCTACAACTTTTGTAACGTCTCCTTTTTTCCATACGGGCTTCATGGCATGATGTGCTAAAGTTTCAAGTTCTTCTTTTGTTTCTCTAATGACTGGAGTCATTGCTAACATTATTTCAATGTCACCTCTTTCAAACTCAATCTTTAATGAAGGATCTTTGAGCCAGTCAGACCAAAATCCACGCTTATATATGCTGTATGGAAGGATAATTTTATTTTTATATTTTTTAACTGCATCAAAAACATAGTTGTTAGTCGTTGATATATAAACATCGAGTTGCTCTTCTTTCTTTTTGTTTTTTGATATCTCATCTAAACTTTCAATAAACTTAATAGTATAGTTTGATCTTTCAACTGAAGAAGATGAGTCGTTAACATCACCAACAATTCCACCAACATTGCTTTCATGGTCTTTGATGTATCCTGCAATTATATTTATTTGTAGTCTATCTTTTTGAATCTCGCTTATTGATTGATTGATAGCATATAGGTACTGTGGAGATATTGTATAAGGTCTAATTGCAATAAGGTATTTAATTTTTTCGTTTAACTTAATATCTCTGGCAACTCTAACGAACATATCTCCTTGTGTAGCATCATAGGTAAACATAACTCCATCAAAGTGATGACTATTTAGGGTAGATGTGTCTTCAAGTGTATCGTTTTCATTAAATGTCCCGCCAAAGTAATAAAATTTCATTATTTGTTTATTTCCCTATACTCTTCTGACTGAACATAGTCTCTAATAAAAGGTATTATTACATTATTTTCTTCTTGAGGAACAGCATTAATTAATAAATAGTTTATGTTATCTTTCTTCAACTGTTTAATAAATTCATGAAAACTTTTATGAGTAAAGTATCCCACATCATTAACTACTTTTGGTATTTCTCCTTTTTGCCATACAGGTCTTAATGCATAATTGTTTAAAGATTCTAGTTCTTCCTGAGTCTCTCTAATAATTGGTGTAATTGCTAACATTATTTGTTTGCTTGAAACATCTAAAGATTTATTATATTTTTTAAACCAAAGATTATCTTTGTATAAACTGTATGGAAGAATTATTTTATTGTTATATTTATTTACTGTGTCAAGAACTCTTGGATTTGTTGTTGTTACAAAAAAATCTAAAGGGGACCTAAGATTTTTTCCTGACTGCATTTCATTTAGTGTATTTAGAAACTCTGTCATGTATTTTCTTTTAGCAACTTTGTCTGATTGATCGTTTACCTCTCCAACAATTCCATTAAAACTATTCTCATGATCTTTTGTATATCCTGTAATTAAGTTTAGTTGAATCCTATTTTTATCTATCTTATTTAAAGAATCATTAATCATATAAAGGTATTGAGGAGATATTGTGTATGGTCTTATGGCAATTAAATATTTAATGTTTTTAGTTTCTTTTATATCTAATGCTGCCTTTACAAATATATCTCCTTGAGGGATATCATGTGTGAACATAACTCCAGAAAAATGGTGCTTTTCTAAATATGCTGGGGACTTAACAGATCCTTCTTCTCCAATTACTCCACCAAAATAATAAAATTTCATTTTGTCGCCTGACTATAGTGTAGATCACACAGTTCTACAATTCTGCTTTCAGAACTTGCCCAAATCTGTGTTCCCTCATCCTGGCACAACTCCTCTTCGCATATGAACATGCTAAGATTTTTAGTTGATTTAAGGACTATCATTACTCTATTTTATCATAGTCTTCTGGTAGTAGTTTCTTTAGTTCTTTGTATGCCACCGAAATTTTCTTCATTGAGTGGTAATGAGGATAAGCAGATCCAACCTCTCCATACTCATCAAAATATGCTATCTCTGGTTCTATATCAGTAATAAACTTATTTAGTGATGACTGGAAACCTTCTATATACTGATAAGCCCAATCTCTAGAATCTGAAACAAATTTTAAAAAAGCATCTGAGTCATTTTCTTTTTTTAACAAATTTCGTGCTGATGCTTCAAATAGTTTTTCAGCCAAGATTGTTTTATCTATGTGTGCTTGAATCAACTGTTTAGATATAACAGAAATCTTAAAATTAAACCTAATATTGTTTACTATCAAAGCAAAAAATAAGATTATAAAAAATGCAAAAGAAATAAATTCAATCATAGATCTTTACCGCCCTCTCTAACTAACAAAACAATTGCTCCATTTTCTTCAAGTGCTTTTTTTGTACGAATCATATACTCTACAGCCTCTTTTCTTTCTTCTCCTGAAAGACTCATAAACTGTTTTTCACTTGCTTTAACTGTTAAAAAATTGTCATGATCTACTATCTGAAGTTCAAAACCCTTTGGACCTTTGATAGAACGAAAAGCCATTCTCATTGAATCTGTATACATTTTATTGCTCCGTTGTTAGTCTTTGCCATGTGTTTGCCCAGTCTGATTTAGACTTATGCTTAGAAAACTCTTTAGAAATTTGCCCACCTTCAAGGTAAACTCCTCCCCAAACTCCCCATTCTTTTTGTGAAACTCCAACGGCAAAACACATCTTTGATACTGGACACACAGAGCATAGTTTATCTATTGCTGGTCTAAGCAATTCATCATCTTCATACTTTTCAAAGAATAAATTTGTATCGTAATCTAAACATAAAGCATTGTCTTTCCATTCATGTTTAGGCATGCTAACCTACAAACTTGTCTGGTATGTCCCATCCATTCTTAGAAGGTACAAAACGACGCTGTAGGTGCCACTTGCCATCTACGAATGCACCCTGTGGTGCTGTTCTACCCTTCTCAGAAGGATAAGTATTTACCACTGTCCATCCATCCCACACCAAAGATTTGTTTGCATTAACAATCTTTTCCATTTGCTCTAATGATTTAATTTGCATCTTTATTCCTTTGTTAGTATCTGAAAATGCCATATTCGACATTATTATTTTTTGCTTCATCAACAAGTTTTGAGACCTGTTCTCTTTCTTTACTTAAGAAAGCAAAGTAGTTTATATCTGAAATATTTTCTGCAACCCATGAAGGAGCAACAGCCTTATACTTAATACTTTTGCCACGAGCCTTTAGTCCTCGCTCTGAAAGGTTTGCAAACTCCATAGCCATAGAATTAATGTTTGCAGGTCCTGCAGAGTAAATATAAAAATATGGATCTTCTTCTTTTAAAGAAGACATTGTAACTGCCATGGCTCTAAGAAAAACCTGGTAGTCATCAAAACTACTGGTTCCTTGAATCCCCACTATCATTTTTCTTCCCATCTCTAAGTTGATCCATTATAAATAGCATCTTATCTAATTGTACCTTATCCATACCCATCGTGTCAACTACGGTTGCACTCTGCTTGTCTATAGAATCTCCATCCACATCAGCACAATAAAAGCCTCCATCCTTAACAAAATAAGCCTTGTTATCAAGGATTACAACCCTTATGTTTACCTTTTCATCATGCTTGCTTGACTGGGTAGGCATCCTTTTTCTATAAGTTTTAAGATCTGGAAGCAGTGGCATAACCAATGTGTGTATATGGCTTTGGCTATATCTAATATTATTTACTTTGGTTTTTAGGGTGCGTGGAAGTATTAGCCTTGTTGTTATAAACATGGCTAAAATGGTTAGCGCAGATCCTAAAAAGTATTCCATAGTGTCTCCAAAACAATTATACTACTTATCTAAAAGAATAACTCTGATTATCTCTTTCAATGTAGCCTGAGACTCTTTACTTAGTTTAGAAACCGCTTCCTGATCCAGCGCTTTAGGAGTCAATGTAACTATTGGATTTTTTTCAGTAACATCCATATCTAAAAATCCATGGCTCCACAAAGACATAGTCTCACGAGAAAAATATAGAGATACTTCCCTATGTAGTTCTGGGCTTATATCTATCAACTTTTCTGTAAAATTGTATATAGGCTCACCAGTATCCATATCTATTCCAGAAACTTCAAGGGCACCAGCCAAGATTAATTGGTCTATTGCATCATCTTCATCTTTAAAGTTCATTGACGAATTCTCCATGTCATTCTTGTAGGACCCTGCTCAATTAGTTGAAACATGTGGTGCTCATACTGATCTTTTAGTTCTTCGTATATATCTGGACTGACTTCTTTCATCTTATCAGTAATTGTATACATCATCTCACCAGTTGCTTCATCTATACCCTGAAATTCAACAGCACCCTGAAGCATTAAGTGTTCAAGCATGGCTTGTTCTTTAAGCCCCATATTACTTACCTGACTTTGCTCTTGCCTTCTTCAAAGCGTCAAAATCTTTGACCTTTGTCTCTCCCATATAGCCCCAGGCATGGCCATCATTGATCATCTTGTCATTAATTGAGACGGTATCTCCATCAAGGTAGACCCAACCAAGGATGCGACCATACTTTTCTGATGAGTCCATCTTCTCTGTCTTGATCACTACAGACTTAGCACTGTCAATAGCAGCCTTCAAATAAGCCTTTGCTTCCAGTCCTAAAGCCTTTTCAGCCTTGTCTGTAGTACGAGACTCAGGTGTATCAATACCAGCCAGTCTTACCCTTGAACTAAAAGAAATATCAAACCCTAAATCAATATCGACATCAATGGTATCTCCATCAACGACTTTTGTTACTTTCTTTACATAATATTCAAACATTTGTGCCCCCTTAGACCCAATACTTAATTATAGCAGTTGCTGCAAGAATTGACCAGATTATATTAAACCAAATAATTGTTGGTAATGTTTTTACTGTTGATGACCAAATTAAAGATAAACTGGTTATTAATGCAAAGATGTATAGCCACCAAAACTGTACACCAAAAATAAGACCTGGAATAATAATTGCTGCCTTGGTCATAAAGGCAAAGAACTCTACCGTATTTGGTAGGTTCCAATAAGACTTATGCTTCATTGTCTTTAGAGCATTAATCCACTCTGTTCTAAATTTCATTTTAGTCCCTCCAAAAATTGCCTATGATTTGTACATTCTGAAACTTTGTACTGTCTGTACTTGCTGTGATATTCATAGTTTTCTACTGCTTTTTTATACTCATCAGAAAGTTCTACATATTCTTTTGCAAGATTTTTATTAATTTTTTCTTGTGCTGAACCAATCAAAAACCAACTCTTAGAGTGCCAATGGTTTCCGTTATCTCGTGAACTTGGCATTCTTTTTTGCCAAGCGTCTAACTTTTTCTTTATTTTTTCTGGTGCATTTTCATATGAAAATTTGTTCCAGAATTTTGTATCTTTGCGTAGGGCCATGTAATGAAAATATATAAGGTCTAGAACATCATCATTCATATTTACAATAATCTTATTAAACTCTGCTCTTATTTCAGGAGAATTATTGGTTAGAAAGTCTGGACTACCAAATATCTCAGTCAATTCAACCATACTTACCCACAAAGAAGTCGCCTCAAGTGGCTCTACAAAGTTTGCTGCCAAGCCAACTGCTACACAGTTGTTTTGCCATGGCTCCTCAAATGCTCCTGGGCTAAATTTAAAACCACCCTTATCTTTTCTTGGATAGTGAGGAACAAAGCCTAAGAAATCTTCAATCTCTTTAATTGCTTCTTCTTCTGATATCAGAGACGAGTCATAGACATAGCCACAACCAAACCTTGTCTGTAGAGGAATCTTCCACATCCATCCATATTTCATTGCAATTGCTTCTGTATATGGTGGAATTTCTTCTGTCATATCCAAGAAAAATGGAATTGCAGAATCTGTTGGCAAAAATTCTTTATAACTTTTCCATTTAGAGTTAAAGGTTTTTCCAATAATTAGCCTATGAAATCCACTACAATCAAACACAAAGTCGCACAGAATATTTGATCCACCATCTAAGTCCAAACTGATTACATTATTGTCTTTATCTAAATGAACATTAGTTATTGTGTCCTCAAATACTTCAATACCTCTTTCAAGACCTATCTCTTTAAATCTTGCTGCAAGTTTTGTAGCATTAAAATGAAAAGATGTATAGCCTATCTTTTTATAATCTGAAAGAGTATTCCCATCTTTATTTTTTTCAAGAACAAAAGGAACTTTATTTTTTTCTGAAACTATTTCTGTAAAGTCTATATCCCTTACATTATTATTTAATACAATGCTTGAGACCATCATTGGGCTTGCAGACAAGAACCGAGAAGAAAGTGCCTCTGTTCCAAGAGCATTGTCCGTAAATGCAAAACCATGATAATAAAAGTCATTTTCGTTATTCCAATTTGTAAATTTAATTCCATTTTTTATTGTTGCATCACAATTTTTTACTAAGTCTTCAAAAGTTATATCTAAGGTTTCTAAAAATGCAGGTAAGTATGGTGTGGAGCCTTCTCCTGCACCCAAGATACCAATATCTTTTGACTCTATTACAATAACATTTAGTTTTGGATACTTCTTTTTTGCGGTCAACGCCGTAAGCCATCCAGCACTTCCTCCACCAACAACAACTATATTCTTTGTCATTACTTTCTTCCCCATTGTATATAGTTCCATCCACGCTCATGTGCGTAGTAGATAAATACTTTAACTACCGTTTCCCAAAATGCAATCGTCACAGAGAGAGAAGCGTTTTTTGTAATGACATAGGCAACAGCAACAGAGGAAAGCGTTCCCCATATGCGATAACTAAGTGCCTTAACAAATGACCTTGCCTTGGTTACTGTCATTCCTTGCCCCACCTAACAGCATTCCAAATTCTTTCATGATAATAGTATGCCACAAAGTTAACCCCATTGGTTATTAGTGTAGCAATAGTAGCCAGACTAATATCTTCGCTCAAAGCATAAAGAGTCACAAACCCTGAAACCATTGCGACAACTCTCCATGTTAAAGACTTAACAAGTGATCTACTTTTCTTTACGCTCATCTTTGTCTCCAAACATTATTCGCTCTTCTGCTTCGTTCATTAAGCGACCAGACTCTTCTAAATAATTAAAGACCCAACTGCTTGCGTTTTTCAGTAGCCGATATAGCATGAATGTCTGCCCCCAAATCCACTTGCTCAATCTTGTATCCTACATCACGACCATATACAATGTTGGTAATGTTTGGTAGTCTTAATACCAATGCACCATCCATAAAGTCGTCCTTGGCAATATATTCCTTTACCTGATCAAACTTAAGAGGATCCTTATCGCTTGTATTGTAGGTATTACGGACTCCAAGCAGTACTTGGTCTGTTCTCTTCCCTGCCTCTTTATAAAGGGCGTGGTGGCCCTCGTGCCAGGGCTGGTACCTACCCAGCATAAGTGTTGTAGGTGCAGACCAATCATGAAGACTAAACTTATCGATGATGTGAGATGCCTTTGCTTCTGCATCTAAGTTGTGACTAATAAAAGATACATCTGCATTGGTTGGTCGTTCAAACATTTTGTTTGTGTCTTCGAATCTACCCTCAGCAATAGTGTCCATGAATACTAAAATGTCTGGCTTGCCAAATGCTGCACGAGTTAGATCTGTTGGGCATACAAAGTCAACAATTACTGAAGCAACGCCTTGCTTAGCAATAAGCCTTGCCATCTCTCCCATACGACGAGCCTGCTCAAGTCTGTCCTCTGGTGCAAACCCCAAGTCTGAGTTGACTGTTGCACGAACCTCATCTGCATTAAGATGAATAGCATTAATGCGTTCTTTAAGTGCCTTTGCTAATTCTGTTTTACCAGAACCTGGTAGTCCAATAATTTGAATAATCATTTTTTCCCTATTTCTATGTTTGGCATAATATCAATCAATAAATGCACTCTATCTATTTTACTACCATTCTTTACAAAATGAGTTCTTGAGTTATTGATTTCCCAGCATTCCCCAGTACCCATCTTAACTTGTTCATCACCTACGCCAAAAAATACATCATCAGAAGTCACAATTGGTATGTGATTTCTTTTTGAAAGCATAAGATAATCTCCTGAGTCATGGTGTGGTGCTATGTCCTGACCTGCCTTTAACTTAATCAAAAGTACCATACCTCTAACTCCGTCTTGTGTTTTTTCAAGGTCTGACACTATTGGCTCAAGCAGTTCAAGCAAATTCTTGTCGTTGGATGTAGTCTCAGTGGCAAACTCACTACCCTCTTTCCAACGAAGGTCTGCAGTATAAACAAAATATGAGTTTGTATCTTTATGAACATAGTGCTTATCTTGCCTTGATGTGTTAAGAAACCATTCTTTAGAAAAACTATCTATGTAATTTTTGATTGGCTCAACATCATATTTTCCATGATGCTTAAAATTAAAGTCTTCCAATGTTTTTCTCATTTTTTCTCCAGGGTTTTACTAAAATCTTTAGAATATTCAAAGTTTATGAAATCAGAACTGTATAGTTCCTGAGTCATATCTATTGCTTTTTCTGTGTAGTCTTCCATATATGATTCTACCACATAGTTTCCTAAATTATAAAACCCAAGTGTCCACCCAAGTTCATTCTCTAACTCTTTTAAGTTTTCAAACCTATATAATCTATTAACCTGTAGGCTGCCATTATCAATAATATAAAATGATTGTGGAAGATGCAATAGTGGGCTTATCGGAGATATATTGTTTTGCCTAATATTGTCTAAATATTTTACAAAAGATATATCTGTCTTGTTAACCTTATTAAATTGCTTATAACAACTATAAGTCCTTGTGTATGGATTTCTTACAACAGAAAAAGAAAAAACACTCTCATCAATTTTGTTTGCTTCCTTTAGATAGGAATAAGGGTCATGGTGTCTTGGCCATGCCCTATTCCAGTTAT